GACTCCATTAGTGATCAGACAGGTGCAATAGTAGGGCCTTTTGAAAGAGGCCCCGTACTGGAACCTTTGCTTATTGAGAATGAGCAGGATATGATCGATCTATTTGGAAAACCAAAAACAAACGATAGACAATACGAATATTGGTACACTGCTTCAAACTATCTACAGTATGGCGGTATATTAAGAGTCGTTAGAGCAGACGGTGCTAATTTAAACAACGCAAACGTTGGTGGAATGCCCGTAACACATCCAACAGGTATTGGATCAACTTCAAGTCTCAAAATTAAATCATTTGAAGATTATCAAAATAATTATGAAGACGCTGTTACATATAGACTAGCTGCAAGAAACCCAGGCAGTTATGCAAACGGAATGAAGGTTGCATACATTGACGGTGCTGCAGATCAACAACTTCATGTTACACCTCATGTAGTAGCAAATGTTAGTGTTGGTATGGGTGTTACACAACCTATCAGTGGAACAATCGTTGGCCCTGGCACAACATCAACCGCAGATGGATATGTTCAAGGTATTGTTACTGGTGTTGGTGCAAGTACAGTTGATGTTAAGGTTGTAAATCGTGTTTCTGCTGCTGGAACAATTTTCCCAGTGAGTTACACAGAAGATGGAATCTTCGCATTCACAACAGGAACAAAGACAAGTAATACATTACCTGGCCCTGGCGTTCTATTTTCGAGTTCAAGTTCTACTATCGCAGATCCTGACGCTGGTATTTCAACTTGTGCAACAATCTTCCAAGCAGATGACTGGTATGATAATCAGTACATTCAACTTAAGAATGGTGCATTACAGTGGAAAGAAATTGCTGAGAAACCAGGCACTAGTGGATATTCCGCAGCAAGAAATGGTTCTAATGATGAACTTCATATTGTTGTGATTGATGATAGTGGAAAAATATCTGGAGCAACAGGTGCAATTCTTGAGAAATTTACATTCCTCTCAAAGGCAGATGATGCTAAAAACTCTTTCGGAGATGCAATCTACTATAAAGATCATGTTTCAGAAAGATCTAATAACATCTTTATTGGAATTGCAACAGGAAACGGATCAATTGCATCTGGTATCATAACTGCATTTACTTCATCATCAACTTCAGATAATACTTGGAGTCAAGATGCACAGGATATTAACTTTAACTTTGTAGGAAATAAACTCTATGAATTACAAGGTGGTAAAGATTACTCTGGTGTAAGTACAGAAGGTGGTTACTCAACATCTCTTGGAAACATAATAGGTGGTTATGAAATATTTGAGAATGAAGCAGAGTACGCAGTCAACTTCTTACTTAACGGCCCTGGCATTACAGGTAGTCAAACAGAATCACAGGCAAAGGCAAATAAATTAATTGCAATTGCAGAACAGAGAAAAGATTGTTTAGCAGTTATCTCTCCAAACAGAGAGACAGTTGTTAACGTAACAAACGCAAAACAACAGACTAAGAACGTTATACAGTTCTATGATCCAATTACATCATCATCTTTTGCAGTCTTTGACTCTGGTTACAAGTATCAATTTGATAGATTTAACAACGCATTCAGATTTATGCCACTTAACGGTGACATTGGTGGATTGATGGCAAGAACATCTGAAGAACAGTTCCCTTGGTTCTCACCCGCTGGGCCTCAAAGAGGAAATATATTGAATACTGTTAAACTTGCATATAATCCAAATAAAGTTGAAAGAGACTCTCTGTATGTGAAGAGAATCAACCCAGTGATATTCTCACCTGGCGGTGGATTCCTCTTATTTGGTGATAAGACAGGATTAGCAATTGCTTCCGCTTTCGATAGAATTAACGTTCGTCGTTTATTCTTAAATCTAGAAGCGAGAATTGAAATTGCTGCAAGAACTCAACTCTTTGAGTTTAACGATGAGATTACGAGAGCAAACTTCCGTAATATTGTTGAACCATTCCTTCGTGGAGTTCAATCTAAAAGAGGTATTACAGACTTCTTAGTTATTTGTGATGAAACAAATAACACTCCAGATGTGATCGATGCAAACGAGTTTAAATGTGATATCTTTATCAAACCTGCTCGTTCAATCAACTTTATCGGTCTTACATTTGTTGCGACTAGAACTGGAGTTAGCTTCCAAGAAGTCGCTGGTCGAGTTTAATTAAAGTCCATCTAAATAACAAAAGGAGTTAAAAAAGAAAATGGCAACATTCTCAGAAAGAAACATCACTAATTTTAGGGATAGATTAGTTGGTGGTGGTGCAAGACCAAATTTATTTGAAGTGAATATTGAGTTACCAGATGGCGTTATTGGTCAAGCTGATTACCGAGACGATGTAAGATTCATGGTCAAAGCAGCTGAAATACCAGCTGCTAACATCGGAAATATTCCAGTCCCATTCAGAGGTCGTGTTCTTCCTGTAGCGGGAGATCGAACATTTGATCCTTGGACAGTAACTGTTATCAACGACTCTAAATTTAATATTAGAGATGCAATGGAACAGTGGAGTAATAAGATCAATGATCTTCAATTTGATGTTGGCGATATAAGTCCATCAAATTATCAAACTAAGGCTGAAGTTTTCCAACTTTCAAGAGGTGGAAAAACATCTGGTGCTTCATCAACTGGTGGGGAAACAATTAATGTTTTAAGAACATACAATTTTGAAGGAATTTATCCATCAGTTGTTAGTTCAATCCCTCTTGATTATGGTGCAACAGATTCAATTGAAGAGTTTCAAGTAACATTCAACTACTTATTCTGGACAGTGGGTAATGGTTTACCAGCTGCACCAGCTCCAGGCACAACTTAAGGTTGATTTTTATCACGGTTTAAGTTATAATATAAATACCAGTAAAGGTATAATTATACAATGGCACAACTATTTGGTTTCTCAATTGATGATTCATATAAGAAACCGTCGAAGTCAGTAGTCTCTCCTGTCCCTCAGAACAATGAGGATGGGGCAGACTACTATTTGGCTTCTGGGTTTTATGGACAATATCTTGATGTAGAGGGCGTATTTAAAACAGAATATGATTTAATTCGTAGATATCGTGAGATGGCACTTCATCCCGAAGTTGATTCTGCGATAGAGGATATCCTATGCGAAGCAATAGTTGCTGACCAAAATGATTCACCAATTCAAATTGATCTAGAAAATTTAGATGCTGGAGATAAAGTAAAACAAATTATTCGTGAAGAGTTTCAGTATATCAAAGAAATGCTCGATTTTGATAAAAAATCTCATGAGATATTTCGTAATTGGTATGTAGATGGTAGAATATATTATCATAAAGTTATAGATTTAGAAAAACCAGAAGAAGGAATTAAAGAACTTAGATATATTGATGCACTTAAAATAAAATATGTAAGAGAACAAAAGAAAAAAGGTGGAGCAAACGCAATACAATATGCAAATAATGCTCGTCCAAATGCTGATAGTAATCCTCTTGAAGCTGAATTTCCAGGCCTTTCAGAATATTTTATATACACACCTAATTCATATCAGAAAAATCAATATGGATCTGTTGCTGTTACTGGACAACAAAAAGATGCGATTAAATTTGCAAAAGACGCCATTGCATATTGCACATCAGGATTAGTAGATCGTAATAAACATACAGTTCTTTCTTATCTACAGAAGGCAATTAAATCATTGAATCAGTTAAGAATGATTGAAGATTCACTGGTTATCTATCGTATGTCTCGTGCTCCAGAAAGAAGAATATTTTATATTGATGTTGGTAATTTGCCAAAAGCAAAGGCAGAACAATATCTTCGTGAAGTTATGAATAGATATCGTAATAAATTAACTTACGATGCATCTACTGGTGAGGTTCGTGACGATAAAAAATATATGTCAATGATGGAAGATTTCTGGCTCCCTCGTAGAGAAGGTGGTCGTGGAACTGAAATTTCTACATTACCTGGCGGACAAAACTTAGGAGAACTTACTGATGTAGAGTATTTCCAAAAGAAACTCTTCCGTTCTTTGAATGTTCCTGAGTCTCGTATGGCAGATAATAGTAGTTTTAGTTTAGGACGCTCATCAGAAATACTTCGTGATGAACTTAAATTTACTAAGTTTGTTGGAAGAATGAGAAAAAGATTTAGTAATCTTTTCCATGACATACTTAAAACTCAACTAGTTTTAAAGAATGTAATAACTCCCGAAGAATGGGAAAGAATGAGTGATCACATTCAATATGATTTCTTATATGATAATCATTTTGCAGAACTTAAGGATTCAGAATTAATGCAAGAAAGGCTTGGTCTTTTGGCAACTGCTGATCCTTATATTGGAAAATACTATTCTGTAGATTATATTCGTCGTAAGATTCTACGTCAAACTGACTCTGAAATTCAAGAACAGGATAAATTAATGAATGCAGAAAAAGCTGCTGGTATTATTTTACCTTCTGAACAGGAGATGATGGTAGCACAACAAATGCAAGAACTTGGAAGTCAAAAGAAAGGAAAGAGTGAAATAGAACCAGAAATTGACGAAACAAGTATCGAAGCTCCAGAATCGCCAGGAGTTCCCAAAGGTGGCGAGATATAAATAAAACATAGGTATAGGATTTTTATCACATGGATGAATTAATGAATATGATTATTGCGGATGAATCTCCATCTGAAATCAGTGATTCAATAAAATCTGCTTTATTTGCAAAAGCTGGGGAGAGAGTTAATTCCTTTAAACCTGCTGTTGCAAATTCGATGATGGGTTATGAACTTGAATCTGAAGAAGATGTTGACGCAGAAACAGTTGGTGAACTTGATTATGAAGAAGAAACCGAAGAGGAAGAGTAAATGGCACATCAACCTGTAGGCGCTGGATTT